AGGTGATTGCAAAATTTCATGCGCTAGCAGAGCAAGCTAAAAACGAGACTGGCTTGACAGCGATTCCCCGACGTGGATACGAGCAAGTGGCGAAGGTGTCAATGTTGCTTGCTATACCGGAAGGCTTGCGTACAGCAGAGCATGTACGTTGGGCTTATGCGCTTGTTAAGCGTGACATTGATGAGAAGATGAACCTAGCGCACTCCAATAGCGCTACCGACAAACTCGATGCGCTTGCGTCAACGATTATGTCATTGGTAACAGACGATCATGGCGAGACCGCTGGGCGGCTGCGCAACCGGTGCAGAAAGTACCGCAAGCAGGACGTTGAAACTTGTTTAGACAAACTCGTAAAGGCTGGTCACCTGAAGGCCAAGGAAGTGCCCGCTGGCCGAGGAAAAACGACGGTTAAGTATTTTTCTGCGGTTAATAGTTGACAGGATGGTGTCAGTTATTTAATATCGCAAATGTCCTGAATGGTTAGGACAACCCGCCTCGGCGGGCAAACTCAATGAGTATATAAGGAGACACAATATGTCTATACTCGCACAGGCGACAAAGCCGGTTGACCGGCCTTTGATCGCTACCATTACGGGTGATGCCGGTATCGGTAAAACCCGCCTCGCTTCAACCTTCCCCAACGCAGTTTTTATCCGTTCTGAGGATGGCATGCAGTCCATTCCTTCAAACGAACGGCCTGATGCACTGCCTTTGATTGCTGGGCCTGATGACCTTTGGGATCAGCTCGCTGCACTTATCAACGAAGAGCATGACTACAAAACCGTGGTTATTGATTCTGTGACCGCGCTTGAGCGCATGTTTGTGCAGTACGTCGTTGAGAATGACCCGAAGAAGCCAAAGTCAATCAACCAAGCCCTTGGCGGGTACGGTGCTGGATTGCAAGCGGTTGCGGCGATGCACCAGCGTGTTCGTAAAGCGGCTGGCATTCTTAACGCTAAGCGTGGCATGCACGTTGTTTTTATTGCCCATGCTGACACGGTGACTATTGAGCCGCCAGATCAAGACCCTTACACCCGCTATGACCTGCGGCTTGGTAAGCGGTCTGTGGCGCCTTATACGGACGATGTTGACCTAGTGGGCTACCTTAAGCTGGAAACGCACACAATGGGCGATGGAGAGCGTAAGAAGGCTATTTCTGACGGTACGCGTTTGCTTGTGGCTTACACCACGGCTAGCAACGTGTCTAAAAACCGTTTTCATATCACTGATGACTTGCCGGTTGCAGAGGGACAAAACCCGCTGTCGGCGTACGTTCCAACCTTGGAGGAAAAGTAAATGAGCTTTTGGAATTTGAGTGACAACAACGCCGTTGATACCAGCGGTGAATTTGAAACTGGCGGCGGCAACATCGAGCCTATTCCAGCTAACACGGATGTACTGGCGGTATGCGACGAGGCTAAGTGGGATGAGCGCGGTGATGATCGCTATATTAGCCTGCGCTGGACGGTGATGAAGCCAGCGGATTACAAAAACCGCAAGGTGTTTCAGAAAATTCGCGTTTTGGATTCTGACCCAGCCAAGGCAGACAAAGCCAAGCGCATGCTGGCAGCGATTGACGCTAACGCGGGCGGTAAGCTGGTTGCGGCCGGAGAGGAGCCGACCGACGAAAACCTTACCAAATGCTTGACCAATAAGCCGATGGTATTGAAGTTGCAGGTTTGGGAGCTGGAGACCGAACAAGGTGAGGTCAAAACCGGCAACTGGGTTAGCAAGGTTGCTCCGAGGGCAGCGACAGCGGCGACAGCTTCAAAGCCAGCGCAGGAATCGCCAGCGGCGGAAGTGGTTGAGGATGACCTTGAGGGTGACGTACCGTTCTAGGCAGCGCTAGGGGCGCTTACGGGCGCCCCTTTTTTAACTAGGAGATTATCGAATGGAACAACGATCAAAAGAATGGTTCAAGAACCGAGTTGGCCGAGTGACCGCTAGCAACGTAGGCGCTATTTTGGGCATTGACCCTTATCGCGGCCCAGAAGATGTTTTACGCGCTATGGTTCGTGAGGCGCATGAAGCAGAGCGTGAGTTTAAAGGAAACGTTGCGACTGAATACGGAACGTTTCACGAGGAAGGCGCTCGGTCTGAGTTTGAAATGGAGCATGGGCTTGCGGTTACTAAGGCAGGGTTTATCAAGCACGAGGATTGGCTGGGCGCTAGCCCAGATGGCTATATCGACAGTCGCGACGCGCTACTGGAAATCAAATGCCCTTACAGTATGCGTGATGCTGACGAACCAGTACCTTTTAAACGATTGCTTGACCAGCCGCATTACTATGCCCAAATGCAGGTGCAAATGTTCGTGACTAGGAGGCGCGGCTGTTATTTTTATCAATGGGCACCAAAAGGTACCAAGCTGGATATTGTCGAGTATGACGGCAATTATTTAGCTGATATTTTGCTTAAGCTGCATGAGTTTTGGTTTATGTATTGCAATGAGGTGAAAAACAACTACAAAGAACACCTTGAGCCAAAGCGTAAAAAGATTAACACGCTGGAAGCTGAGCGGCTGGTGGAGGAATATGACGAGCTGTCCGAAGCTGCCGACCATGCCAAAGAGCGCATGACTGAGATTAAAGAGCGGCTAATCGCTATGGCAGACGATAAAAATGCCGATGTTTGTGGGCGCAAGCTAACAAAGATTGAGAAGGCCGGGGCGGTCTCCTACGCCAAGGTTGTCAAGGATAACCTGCCGGACATAGACCTAGAGCCGTATCGGGGCAAGCCACAAGTAAGCTGGAGGTTTGGGTGATGAAACCAATAGAAACGATATACAAGGGATACAAGTTTCGCAGCCGTCTTGAAGCGCGTTGGGCCGTTTTTTTTGATCAACTTGGTTTGCAATGGGATTACGAACCAGAAGGTTATGATTTAGGCGATGGAATTTTTTATTTGCCAGACTTTAGGGTTAAGTATCCCGGCATAAATAACAAAGATAGTAATTTTCAATGGTTTGAAGTTAAAGGTGATATATCTAAATTAAGCATAAAAGAATGCGAAAAAATAATTAAATTTGGTTCAAATGAGCAAATAACAATTTTAGATGGTGTTCCAAGAACCACTGTTTATACGTCCATAGTACCTGAAAATGGCAAATCTATTCTTCATTTAATTCCTATTGAAGCAAAAGACCTTCAGTATTTTTTTACATATTTAAGTCATTTAGACCCTTTTTATCGTAACGGTGTTTCCTTATGGTCAAAAAAACGCAAATTATGGTGGAGTGGACATTTAGATTTTTTTGAAAATTCAATTCATGATGATGCTGTGAAAGATATTTATTTTGCTTGCTTTGCATCGCGTTCCGCTAGATTTGAACACGGACAGTCACCAGAATGACTCTCCGCCCCTACCAACAAGAAGCGGTCAACGCCGCTAAGCAATGGCTGCGGACAAGCCTTGACCCGTGCGTTATTCAGGCGCCAACGGGTTCTGGCAAGTCCCACGTCATTGCGGCGCTGGCAAGTTGGCTGCATAGCATTAGCGGCGGGAAGCATGTTTTGTGTTTAGCTCCCAGCGCGGAGCTGGTGCATCAAAACAAAGCCAAGTTTGAAGCGACTGGCAATCCAGCGTCGGTGTTTTCTGCAACGGCAGGTGGGCGATCATTGCGTCATCCGGTTGTTTTTGGAACGCCGACTACAGTGCGCAATAAAATACGTCGATTTGGCGAGCAGTTTTGCTCAGTTATTATTGATGAAGCGCACGGCCTGACGCCCACAATACGATCTATTATCGAGCATATTCGGAGTCAGAATCCGAGATTGCGAGTTATCGGGTTATCAGCCACGCCTTACCGACTAGGTACCGGCTATATATTCCAGATGGATGAGCAAGGTCAGCCGACCGGCATTCGGGCGCGTGACCCGTACTTCACGGCTCGCGTATACACAATTCACGAGCGCGAGTTGATTACGCAAGGCTACCTGACACCGCCGGTTATTGGGCAGATCAACGGGGAGCATTACGATACCTTAAGCATGGAGCTAAACCGGTCTGGGCAGTTTTCGGCTAAAGATATTGACAAGGCTTATCACGGGCATGGTCGAAAGACCAGTCGAATAGTGGCAGACATTGTGGCGCAGTCTCAGGATCGGCGTGGAGTGATTATTTTTGCCGCAACAAGGCAGCACGCGGCCGAAGTGCTGGCGTCGCTTCCACCTGCTTTGTCTGCTTGCGTAACCGGAGACACACCAAAAGACAAGCGCAAACAGATTCTGTCCGGCTTTTTATCGCATCGAATTAAGTATTTGGTTAACGTGTCAGTTTTGACTACAGGATTTGACGCGCCGCATGTTGATGTAGTGGCGTTATTGCGAGCAACTGAGTCGGTTTCATTGCTACAGCAGATGATCGGGCGCGGATTGCGTATTGCGCCAGATAAGTCTGATTGTTTGGTTTTGGATTACGCCGAAAACATTGAGCGGCACTGCCCCGATGGTGATTTGTTTAGCCCTGATATTAAGGCGCATGCGGCCAAGGGGGAGCAGGAGACCATTAAGGCGATCTGCCCTGCCTGCCGGTCTACTAACGAGTTTGCAGCGCGGCCAAACCCGGACGGCTTTAAGCATGACGACGAAGGCTATTTTATCGACCTAGCTGGTGCTAGGGTGACTACCGACGAAGGTGATATGCCCGCGCACTTTGGGCGTCGATGCTATGGAATGGTTAAGCAAGGCAGCACATACGAGCGATGCGAATACCGATGGACAGGAAAACAATGCCCTGCTTGCTATCAGGATAACGATATTGCCGCTCGGTATTGCTCAGATTGCAAGCACGAACTGGTAGACCCTAACGAAAAATTACGATCTGACTTTCAGGCGTTTAAGCGCGATCCGCATAACGTCCAGACGGACGAGGTTTTGAGCATGCAGCACACAATGACCTTAAGCCGAAACGGCAATGAAGTTATACGCTGCACATTTACCACGCCATACCGCTCATTTACGGTTTGGTTTTCTCCAACCAGCAAAGCGCAAAAGGCGCAAAAGGCGTATAGGAAATGGCGTACAGCAACCAATTTGGGTGCGCTAGTACCCAATACGGTCACTTATTACAAAGAGCGCAACAGCAAGTGGTACCACATCGTTGAATACAATGAGGAGGTTGACCAGTGCAATTCCCAAACTGGCTAACGATATACGGCGATACTGCCTATCGCGGCGAATGCCCACCCGAAAGCGCGGAGCAGATCACGTTCTTTTCGATTCTGCGCCGCATGCACCCTGATACGCTTGGCAAAATAGCCATACACCCGCGCAACGAAGGCAAACGAAAGCACCATCA